GGTCAGGAATGGCCGAAAAAAGTGTGCTTATGAGATTTTTTTTTATCACTTCACACTCACAAGTCTATTAAAAATAAAGACTTAGAAAGGAAAACAAATGCACTGGATCGAAATAATTATATGGGCTGCGATAGGAATATGGGATTTGTGCCTTAAATTCAGGGGTCACGACACAATCTCAAAACAGGTAGAAAATTTTATGCCCCGATGGGCGGATGTGGCTATCGTGATTGGTTTACTTGTTTTTGTCTGGTGGATGTTCGGGCCTGCGGGATTTGTTGCAGCGTTAAGGTGGACAATGATAGGGCATATATTACTGGGCCACGAAACTTACCAAAACAAAAAAAATTTATAACTGGCGGCGTTTAATCTGAATAAGTGCGTGGATTTGGTGGTTACAAAGCGTGGGACAGGAGGTCAAAATAAATGGCATTAAAAAACTATACATCATCGGTGTCGGCGGCCAGGTCTATTGCTTATATCGAAGCGAAGCTGGCCCAGAATGGGGCAACGCAGATACTTAAAGAGTATGGTAAAGACCAGCGAGTCGTGGGTATCTCTTTTCTTATTCCGGTGAACGGTAAAGATATGTTCTTTAAACTGCCGGCTAAGGTGGCTCAGTGCGAGAAAGTATTGAGGGCTGGGTTGTCGTCAAGAGCGAGGCCGGAAACGCATAAAAAGATCGCCGCCCAGGCTGAACGGACGGCGTGGAAAATACTCTGTGACTGGGTCGAGACTCAGATGGCAATGGTCGAGCTTACTCAAGTTGAGATTATGGAGATATTCCTGCCTTACGTTTATAACTCCGTGACGAAAACAACTTTTTTTGAGCAGATAAAATCAACTAATTATAAAGCATTACTGTCCGGGGTAAAATAGATGGGAAACAGTAAAATTCAATGGACGGACGCAACATGGAATCCAGTTGTCGGCTGTACAAAAGTAAGTACTGGTTGTGATAACTGCTACGCCGAAAGAATGGCTTATCGCTTGGCTTGTATGGCTTTAGCCGATATAAAAGCAGGCCGTGACCCTGGAGTAAAAAGACATTATCTTGATGTAATTCATCTGTCGGGGCCAAACAAGGGTAAGTGGAACGGCAAGGTTAAATGTGTGCCTGAAGCCCTTGAAATCCCCCTGCACTGGAAAAATCCGAGAATGATTTTTGTCTGTTCGATGAGCGACTTGTTTCATCCATTAGTCCCGTTTGAGTTTATAGCGGAAGTTTATAAAACAGCAGCATTCACCGAATGGCATACACACCAATTTTTAACCAAAAGAATTGAAAGAGCATTAGAATTTTTTAAATGGTTAGAAAATAAACATACATACGATGGTGGAGCATTAATGTTTAGGGGCGTAGAAACTTATTGGCAATATAAACCGTGGCCTTTGCCAAATGTCTGGCTCGGCGTAACGGCAGAGAATCAGGAAATGGCAGACAAGCGAATCCCTATACTCTTACAGATACCGGCGGCGGTACGGTTTGTAAGTATTGAGCCTATGCTGTCCGAAATAGATTTAAGGTTATATTCTCCAAAATCACAAGCCCAAAGAATTGCATTTGGCAATAGAGGTTCTTTTACGGGAAAAGGTTATACTCGGCCAATACCAGAGCAGTGTCAACGTACAAACGTGCCGGTATTTGTTAAACAAATTCACTTAAACGGAAAAGCGAAGGCAATTGAAAAAATCAAACAGTTTCCGGAAGATTTAAGAATAAGGGAATATCCGAAAGGCGGTGAAGTATGAATAAACATGAAGTTGAAGAAGAAACCAGAAAACACATAGATAATGTAAGGTCATTGCTTGACAAAGTGTCACGTTCACTTAAAGACAGAGCGTTAAAACATGACAGAAGTAAACTACAATCTCCAGAAAGAGAAACTTTTGAGGTATACACAGAGAAACTCAAAGGCACAACTTACGGGTCAGATGAATATAAACAATATCTGAAAGAAATGAAGCCCGCATTAGACCATCATTATGCAGAGAACAGGCATCACCCAGAACATTATCAATTAACATTAGCAGATGATTTCGCTTATCACGAACAAGGTAAGAAAAATTTAATTTGCTGCATGACCTTGATTGATATTACAGAGATGTTGTGTGATTGGTTGGCGGCAACAAAAAGACATGCCGACGGTGACATAATGAAAAGCATCGAACTAAACCAGAAACGTTTTGGATACAGTGATGAATTAAAACAGATATTCATCAATACTGTTAGTTATGAATTGCAATATCTGAAAGGCAGTTGATGATGCCAAAACGAATACAAAGAAAAAGGACTAAGGGCTGGAAGATGCCTCCGAATACGGTCTATGTTGGCAGACCGACCAAGTGGGGCAATCCCTATTTTATTTATTCCGATAAATATAAAGACCACAAGCACAATCTAAATCCCTATTGTGTTCGCACGCAGGATGAGGCTGTCAACGGATTCGAGGAACAACTAAAAGCGTTGAAAGATGATAATACTCCGAGGTGTGTTTTGAGATTTGAATATGATGAAATAAAAGAACTCAAAGGTAAGAATCTTGCTTGCTGGTGTCCGCTGGATAACCCCTGTCATGCAGATATTTTGTTGGAATTAGCAAATAAAAAAGGCGGAGCAAAATGAGAGAAAAAAAATTCAGATTTAAAACCGCAGGCAAAAAAACTGAAATATTCGGGATAATAGCAACTATTCTGGCGGTCGCCGGCGTGCTGCTCAATAACAGACTCGATAGAAACTGCTTTTACGTCTGGATTGTAAGCAATTGCATTGTGCTCGGAATACACTTTAAATCGGGTCTGTGGTCTCTCGCGGTAAGAGACTTTATTTTTATTGTACTGGCGATCGAAGGATTGATCAGGTGGAGTAATTATGGATGATAAACACAAGGGCACGGAAGCCCGCCGGTACAGTTATTACAGGCTGCTTCTAAACGGACACGTCGTCGGATTCGGCAGGTTACAAAACGGCACAAAACAATTCAGTGAATACGGGTATGGCTGGAGTGATGAAAAAGTCGAATTCGATGATATGGTAAAAATTGACGGGATACCGGGTGAACATATCTGCTGACTAAGATTAAAGAAAATAAACCTCTGTCAAAAAAAGAATTGGCAGAGTTGGAGAATAAGGAAGTGGCAGCAAAGAAAACAAAGCTTAAACATAATAAGGCAAAACAGCCTGGTAAAAAACCTGCCAAAAAGAAAACAAAGCTTAAGCATAATAAGGCGAAACAGCCTGGCAAAAAACCTGCAAAAATCAAAACACCGGTTAAAGATACACAATTTGCGGCGCTGGCGGCGGAGCTTAAGTCAGTGGCGTCGCTCGATTCTCAGTTCGAGGATCATTTTGAACTTGAAAAATACCCGCGAATAAGACAAGCGCTCGAAACAGCGGTAACTCAGAGGGTCGAGGAGATTATCAGGAAGCGGTTCGTTGCGACCGCTCAGAAGGATTACCGCAAGGTCACGCTCCAGCAGCTTGTGGAAATTACCGGAAAGACCAGGCGAACGATATACGACTGGATTAATAAAGGCCTGCCGCGGAATGCGGACGGCAGTTTCTACCTGCCGAGTTTTATCGGCTGGTTCGAAAAATACACAATTGAAAAGCTGCCGTCAAAAGTGATTGCAGAGATTAATCCACTGCAGGCGTTCAAGGCGGAGCGGCTGGAAATTGACCTGAAAAAAGCAAAGAACGAATTATTGGCCCGCGATGAAGTAATGGCCGGTCAGGTTGCAAGGCATCAGAACCTAATCAATTCACTTAGTCATAAGGCGGAAGAAATTGCAATGCTGGCCAATGGTCAGCCTCAGTCGAAGATTTCCGAAATGCTCAATAACTTTTTCGACGAGGTGCTCAGCCAGCAGTGCCAGGTACCGGAGCAGCTGCAGCTGCCGGAAGAGAAGGCAAAAGAATTTGAGAAATTACTTAATAGTTTAAAATCAGAATGAAAAAGAAAAATAAAAAATCTATATTGCCGAAACCTTTGGCGATTCAGCCGGAAGAACTGGAGGTGCTCAGCCCGCGAAAGAAACTTACAGTTTCCGAGTGCGCTTTACAGCGGCGGATATTGTCGTCCAAGACATCAAATTTCGCAGGGCCCTGGTCGCATGATTATACGCCCTGGGCGGTTGAGATAATGGATTTTCTAAGCGACGTCGGAACCAAGCAGGAAACGGTTATGAAGAGTGTCCAGTCCGCCGGCACTGAAATTGGTCTTAATTTTTTAGACTGGATTATCGAGGAATCGCCGGGGCCGACATTGATAGTTATGCCGCGTGAAGATGACACCAATCGCCGAATCAATACGAGAATTAAACCAATGTTCGCATCGATGCCGAGCCTGCGGTCGCATCTGCCGTCCGGAAAAATTGAGAATATTAATATCGGCAAAGAAACGGTTTTAGATAATATGATTTTATATATTGGCTGGGCGGGAAGTGCTGCGGCGTTAGCGGATAACCCCGTATGCTATGTATGGCTCGATGAAGTTGGTAAATTCCCACAGAGAACCGGTAAAGAAGCCGACCCGGTCAGTTTAGCCAAAGACAGGCAGCTCACATTTTTTTCACGGTCAAAGCTGCTTATCGTTTCTACGCCGGTCAAGGAAAATGACCTGATAGACCGTGAATTCAAAACGGGTGACAGGCGTCAATGGTGGGTCGTCTGCCCGTTTTGCGGAGACTTTCACATCCCGGCAAATGCAAATATACAAATGGATAAAGACAAAGACGGCGGTTTTCTCGATCCCCAGGAATATTTAACAGGTAAATTTTCCAGGTACCTCTGCCCCTTGTGCAAAAAGGCATGGACGGAAAAAGACCGCTGGCAGGCAGTTTCTGACGGCGTCTGGACGCCGGACGGATGCACGGTTGACTCCGATGGCAAGATTGTCGGCAAAATACCCATAACGACACATCATAGTCACCACATATCAGGATTTATGCTCTACCCGGGATTTCAGACGATAGCCCGATTATCGGCTAAATGGGCAGAGGCTATATCTCATAAAAAGACAGGCGACATCGGGCCGCTGCAGGATTACATCAATTCGTATCTCGGAGAGACGTTCGAAGAGCGGGAAAAAGAAACCAGCGAAAGTGTACTTGTCAGCCATATCGGAAGTTATCCGCCGGAAATTGTCCCGCTCGGCGTGCAAATGATAACGGCAGGGTTCGATGTACAGCTTGACCATATTTACACCCGCGTGATCGGGTGGGGGTATATGTCAGAGGCCTGGAGCATATTCGAGGCGCGAATAGAAACGGGCGATACGAGCCTGCTGGAAAATTTCGGATTAGTCGAGGAGCTGCTGGAAATGCAGTGGCCGTTTGCCGACGATCGTAATCATAAGATGGGTATATATAAAGCGGGGATAGATTGTAATTACCGGGGCGATGTCGTTTTCGATTTATGCCGTCGGCACAGCGATGTACTGATTCCGGTCAGGGGTGATGATTCGGTCAGGAGCAGGGTGTTTCGGGCGACAAAGGTTGCCGGGACGCTGATTCGTTACGACCTCAATGTAAATGTACTCAAGGACAGATTGTACCGATTGCTGTTTGAGTCGGTTGCACCGGGCCCGGGATATTTTCACCTGCACGCAGAAACAAACACCGAAACAACAGAGCAATTGTCCAGCGAGGAGCAGCGGAGGATTCGCAACGGTCGGCACGTTGATAATATCTGGGTTAAAAAAGACGGGAACAGGGCAAACCATCAATGGGATTGCGATGTTTACGCCACGTTTGCGGCGGAACTGGCAGGCGTTAGAATGCTCAGGGATCCCTGCCCGCCAAAATTGGCGATTAAACGTGCGGATGTAGAGATTGAAAAACATGGATCTAAGAAATTGAGAACAAAATATTGAGAAAGGAATCGAAAAATGTCAAAGAAAAAAACAGTTATAAAAGGAGATCAGACGGTGACAGGCAGCAATCCGGAAGAGCCAATATTAACAGGCACCAATCCGGAAGAGCACCTGGAGAATAAGAATATTGCTGAAAAAGTAAAGTATGCTTTCCCGACACAGTCACGCTGTCCGCGATGCAAAACGACGGATACTGCAGCCTATGCAACTAAAAATAATGTGCAGTATAGAAAATGCCTGCGAGCGATTTGCAGGCACAAGTATGTAATTGTCGGGACAGAAATTTAAAAAAAATATGAGGTTGAATGAAATCAACAGGCTATTTATAATTATCTGGCGGACCGAACGGAAATAACGTCTGGAAATCTTGAAAGGTTGAATATATGAAGCGGTTTAAAAATGTGTCCGGAAGGACAATAGGAGCCAGTGAGTTAGTTTGTTTAGATGAAACTACTGGCGGAGTTGTTGGTGTCGGCAAGAAATTGAAGGGTTTTACTACCAAGCCGGGGCATAGACTTTGGGAACGTGCTGTAAACTCATCTGAGATACCCCATAAAAAAAATATCAGGGAAGAAAAAACAGAAAACGAAGCGGGATTATGAGAAACGATATTCCCGACATTCTGGTTTGGGGAGTCATTATAGCGACGATTCTCTGTTTGATTAGATTGATAATGAGATTTTTTGGATTTTAAAATCGAAAAAATTACGATCGCCGATTTTGTTTCAGATATTTTAGAAAAATTTTTCAAAAAATAAATTTTAGCCTTTGAACCGCTTTTTAAAACCTGCAAACGAAAGATTTTTACCAGATCTGGTAAGAATTTTTCAAAATCCGCTATATTTTGTAATTTTTGGGGTTGACAGGCTGTATATTGTGTTAATAATTCAAGTGATATAAAAAGTTAATATTTCCTTCGGGTTGATCACCTGGAAGGATAAACGAAAAATTTAAGCGGCTGGTAGGAGCCTACATCCTGTCAGCCGCTTTTTTTATTGGAGCTTTTTAATATGTCACTAACAAGCGCATCGATAAGAACAACGGCACTGGCACAATATAATGACAATCTGGCCTGGGAAGGCAATGCGGCAAAAGCGGCCCTTGCATTGGAATCCATTCGATGGCTGCTTGTCAACAGGCCACAAAACATATCCGAAAGTAATCGCAACCTTAGCTACGAATCGCTGTTGGATGAGAAAAAAAGGCTCGAAGAATTTCTCGCCCTTAACAGCAGCTCTGTTCACAGAGCGACATTTGTTCAGGGAAGAATGCTTACATAATGGCAAAAAAAACTGGCCTGAAAATCAAAGATATAAAAACCTCCGGAAGCAAACAGAGGGAAAGAAAGCTTGTAGTCGTCAAGGCCCCGGGCAGGTACACTTCGCTGGGTTATCAATCGGCAAAAGTAGCGTCAAGAGAGGGACGTGTCTATTCAGCCGCATCCGGACAGCAGCACGAACAATATGACCGAAAAAAACTTATAAATCAGTCGCGTGCATTTTTGCGGGACAATTCCATTTACAAGGGCATGATAGGCAGAGCGGTCAGTTACATAGTCGGCAACGGTTTTACCCTTCAGGTCAAGACGAAAAACAAAGCTTTTAATGCTGCAGCGGAAGCGCTCTGGAATGATTTTCATTTCAGGCCGGAAATTCGCGGAATACTTTCAGGAAGAAAAACTGACCGGATGATCTGCCAGGAGTTAATGGTTGCCGGCGACACAGCGGTTATTCTGACAAATATTGCCGGGAAAATACAACTTATAGAAGCCGAGCAAATTGCGGCAAAAAACAGAATCATCGACGGCATTGAAAAAGATGAGTACGGCAAGCCGGTTAAATTCTGGATTTGCCCGTATGATAAAAACGGATTTTCGAATATTGGCAAAGCTAAAAGTTACGACCCGAAAGACATACTTTTCCTGACAAATCCTGAGCGGCCAAGTTCAGTGCGAGGCGTCCCTCCGTGTCAGTCGGGATTTCCGATGCTGCACAGGATTAACGATGTCTGCGATTCAGAAGCGATTGCCTGGCAATTGCTGGCAAGGCTTGCGGTGTCTATAAATCGCAAGGGCGGCGCGGTTCAGGGCTATAATGAAAGCACGGCGGACACCGCTAAAACAGGAGCGGCGGCGGAAGGCAGTTTATCTACACGGGTTACAGAGCTGGATTACGCCCTGATGTTCCAGGCCGATGTCGGTGAGGAAATAAAGGGAATCGAACGCAATATACCAGGTAAAAATTTCGGCGAATCTTTGAGAATGTTTCTGCGATTGTTAGGTCTGCCGTTAGGACTGCCGCTGGAAATAATTCTTTTAGACTGGACGAAGTCAAACTATTCGCAATCGCGAGCGGTTCTTGAACAGGCATACCAGGTATTTCTCGATTACCAGGCGATCATGGAAGATTACTATTACAGGCCTCTCATCGAGTGGAAAATCCAGCAATGGATAGAATCGAAGGACTTAAATGACAACAAGGAAAAATTCAAATTCGATTTAATCAAACCGACATTCCCCTGGATTGACCAGCTCAAGGAAGTCGAGGCCTACGGTAAGAAGGTCAGCCGCGGCTTTACGACTCATACCCAGGTCTGCAAATCCCTGAATTGCGATCGTGAGGACATAATAAATCTCAGAGAATTGGAGATAAGAGATGCGATCGAGCGGGTGAAAAAAATCAAAACCGATACCGGCATTGATGTGCCATACCATATTTTGTGCGGATTGGAAGTGCCGGGACAGACCAAAACCCCGGCAAGTCCAGATGATCAGGCAGGAAAAACAGATAAAAAAAACGATGAGGATGAATAATGATTAATCCGATTATATCCCAGCTTGGCAATGAAATATGGATGATGGAGCCTCGGGCAATGACGGCTATGTTCGGCAAGCTGTTTGCAATAGACGCTGATTCATTAGCAAGCCTGATGAAGATAGAAATCCAAAAAAGTAAACCGGCGATGCGGATAGCTGAAGGCGTCGCCAGAATAAATATTCACGGGCTGCTTATGAAGAACCCGCCGGACTGGCTGGAGTTCTTCGGAATTGAAACGACAGATTATAACCAAATCAGGGAGCAATTAGACGAGGCTGTCAGTAGTCCTGACGTTAAATCCATCCTGTTGCACGTTAAATCGCCGGGAGGCTCGGTTGCCGGAGTGTGTGAAACCGCTGAGGCCATAGAAGCGGCTGGAAAGAATAAACCGCTTTCCGCATATATCGAGGACCTTGGAGCATCGGGGGCGTATTACCTTGCCTCACAGGCCGGGTTAATAACCGCCAATACCAATGCAGAGGTCGGGTCAATAGGCGTTTACACTGTCTATGAGGACTATTCAAAGGCGGCGGAAACAGCCGGCGTGAAGGTCAATATCATTCGCAGCGGCGAACATAAAGGGATGGGGGTAATCGGGGCCCCGATAACGGCTGAGCAGATTGCGGCGGTCCAGCTGGTTATAGACGGCCTGGCTGAGAATTTTATTAAAGCGGTAAGTTCCGGCAGAAAGATGAGCATCGAGGCGGTACGCTCATTGGCCGATGGGCGGGTATTCCTTGCGGCGGACGCTAAGAAAAACGGACTTATTGATAATGTAATGAATCAAAGTAATGCCAATAAAAATATTACAAAGGAGACAAATATTATGGCAAAAACACAAAACAATCCAACTACCCATACGGTAACGTTTTCAGCAGCCGGCAACGGGAGCATAACAGGTACCCTTGTGCAGGTTGTGAATGACGGCGGTGACTGTACAGAGGTAACGGCGGCAGCCGATCCCGGTTACCACTTTGACGCATGGACGGGTGATTACACAGGCCCGGACAATCCGCTGACCATAAAGGGCGTAACATCTGATATGACCGTCACGGCCAACTTTGTTATAGATGCCGCCTCCGAACCGGGAGACCTGGAAGCGCTTAGTGCCGCATTCCCGGGTGAGCCGCAGTTTATACTTGAGCAGCTCAAGGCGGGTGCAACAGTCGAATCGGCAAAGACTGCATTCTGTGACGTACTTAAAGTAAGAAATGCCGTACTCAAGCAGCAAAATTCCGAACTGGCTCAAAAGAACAATCAGGCATCGAAAGGAGCCGGGCCGATAGCTGCAGGCGGCGAAGGCGGAAGCCAGGCCGACGGTTTTATGGAAATGGCTAAACAGTACGCTGAAGATAACGAATGCTCAATGACTTCCGCAATGAAAAAGGTCAGGAAAAAAAGCCCTGAAATTTACGAAGAGTATATCAACAACGCCCGGCAGCATAACGTCCCTGCGGATGCGGTGCAAATAATCCGGCTAAAGTAATTAGTAATATAAACAATGAATTATTTTAAAACAAAATAAAAGGAGCAAAGCAATGCCAGAAGAAAAGAAAATACCAGGCAGTTTAGTTGATGCGATTAAGTTGCGGAAGTTTCAGAAAAAATGCAGTTATGCAAAGGCCGCCAGGGAAGTTTTAGAGGAAAATCCGGGAACAGAAAAAACAGCGGTTGAGTAATAACGGATACGGATTTTGAAATGATTTTAAAAACAATCTCAAGAGATAAAAAACAAAAGGAGTAAAAACAATGAACGAAGGAAACGTAATGTCATTTACGGCTGGTGAGGCGCTCGAGGCGTATCGTCGTGTCAAATACAGTTCCGGCACGGTCGTTTATGCCGATGCAGGCGAATATTCAATAGGCGTAACCGAACATTCCGTCGCAGATGAGGGGATAGTAAGCGTTCGGCTGGCCAATGCGGCTGGAACAAGAAAGGTTGAGGCCGCCGGCACATTCAGCCAGGGCGCAGAACTTTATGGAGCAGCGGACGGTAAAATTGATGATACAGCCATAGGGACGGTATACGGATGCGCGATGGAAGCGGCAACGGCATCGGGTGACATCATCGAAGTGATTCCGCATGTCGGTGTTCAGCATATCAACTATGATATCATATACGGTGAGCTGTTATCCGGCGGCTCGGAACAGGACATCTACGAGGTGGATGCCACGCAGAATTATCCGTTGGGCACAAGAAGAGTTTGTGCCAATGGCGATGATTACAGGTATGCCAAAGCGGGCGCTACAATCAATACAGACCTCGGCGTGTGGGCATATAACAGCCAGCATATTGCCTACACCACAATAGCCGGAACAGTGGCTGCCGGAGTGTCATCGTTCGTGATAGATGTCGGAGCGACGGACGGTGTGGGTGCCGACGGCGCAATAGCCGCCGATGAACTGGTCGGCGGATGTATTGTGGTATTCCCCCACAGCAGTAATACATTTACCCGCAGGATTACCGCAAACACAGTAGAAGCCGGCAGCGGCGGGGAAGTAACCATCACCGTTGACAAACCGATACCGGTGGTGCTCACCGCTGATGCGGATCATTGTGAGGCAATGGCCAGCCCGTATCTTGATGTCCGAACAGGAAATAACGGAGGTTTGCGGCCGGTGCTTGGCAAGGCCGATGTGGCCGCCACTGCAGCACAATACCTCTGGTTACTGGTCGAGACTGATATGACCTGGTTTTCACCACAGGCCGCGGTCGGAGTTGGCGCCCACGATAACCAGGTTGTCTGGAGACATGATGGTTCGCTCGACGAGCATGACTACAATGATGCTTATAACACGAAGGCGCAGCACGCAGGCACGGTAATGTCGCGTGCCGCAGCCGGGACGCAGGGAGCTCCGTTTATAGCTCTGCGGCGTTAAAAATAACTTTAAATTTTACAAGTAAATAATACGGGTTTGCCGGCGGGTCGATCGCCCAAAGGCAGCTAAAGACAAACAAACGGCTGGTAGGAGCCTGCCCTTCTACCGGCCGTTTTTTTGTACCCGTAAAAAAGATGAACATCCGGAACATCCGGAAATTTGAAAGGAGAATGAATAATGATTCAATGGGATACTTATGCAGTGCCGAGAGCGGACCTTGGTATAGCATTTCACGAATATGACCCGACGTTATCGGGTTTGGTCTGGCCTTTGATATTACCGATTAAGGGCGTGGCAAAAAAGGCGGCAACACTCAGCGTTATCACCCGCGAAAACATGAAACGATCGGACACTAAATTATCGAAAGGGTCGGCTTATAACCGCATCAATCTGATTTCCGAAGACCTGGCTTATGCCGCAACAAAACATGGTCTGGAAATTCAGCTTACCGACGATGACAGGGAAAATTATGCCGATGACTACGATGCCGAACTCGAATCGTGCCAGTCGCTGAAAAAGAAATTTTATAACGAACTGGAAATCGAGGTATCAACTGCCGTCTTCAACGCTACCACATGGACAGGGACATCGCTTTACACTGATAATTCAGGTTCGCCCTGGAGTACAGTTGGCACGGGCATTATAGCCCAGGTGCTGGCGGCGATACTTCTCGTCGAGCAGAATACCGGTGTCAGTCCGGACGCCCTGGTTATCAGCAAGTATTCTCTGCACATGATACTTAAAAATACAGAGATTCTTGCCCGTTTCCCCGGGGCCAATGCGGTTACTCGGTCAATGATTGAGGCCAATCTCGCAGCCATATTCGGGCTTGATAAGCTGATTATCGGCGACGGCGTTTACGATTCAGCAAAAGAAGGACAGGATTTCTCGGCAACCCGAATCTGGGATAAAAAGTATGCAATGGTCGCTAAAATCCAGAATGGCTCGACCATGACCGAGCCCGGTCTTGGCCGGACAATTATCTGGGAAGGATTTACCGGGGCCGATGAAGTTCAGCCGGTGCTGCAGTACCGCGAAGAGCAGACGGACGCCGATGTTTTCAAAATCAAACAATACAGTGAGCCGAAGATATTCGAGCCGTCTTTTGGGCACCTGATGAAAATTGAAACATCATAAGATTTTACCTGCTGTCAGTTTTATAAAGCAAGGGGCGGCACGCCCAGGCCGCCCTTCGCTGAACTGGTTATGAAAAATGAAAGCACTACAAATAACATTTCTGTTTTTTCTATTGATAATCGGAATTGCCGGATGCAATAAATCTTTAATCAGATGGCAATCCGATAAAGACCCCAGTACTCATTATACTTTAAGAGGCGCCGCCGCTGATAAATATGCAGCCGCTTTGGCGCAGAACGCTTTGACTGAGCAGGGGCGAGTAAACGCCCTGAATAAATATAATAATCTGCTTCATCTGATTTTTGTTATTTTGTTCGTCGTTGGAATAGCCGCATGGCTGTACGGTTTATGCTCGCTTTCGGGGTTATCGAAATATACCTGGATTGTTCCGGTTGCCGCTGTTGGAGGAGAAACTTATATAAGATTCTGGACGACCGATTATTCCACTTATGTTGCTATAGGGGTGGTAACGGTATCAATAGGCATTCTTGCCTATAAGATGATTGATTATCGCAGAGAGAGGGATAATGCCCTGCAAAATGGACAGGGCATATAATCATAAAGAAAAAAAGGGGCCCAAAATGGCATTATCAGAAGGTGACAAAAATACCTGTAAAGAAATAGCTCGTGAGATAATTAAAGAAGTTTTAATAGTACATATAACCAGCTGTCCGCACGGAAAGACAATCCTTGCCAGTAAAATGCTTTTGGTAGGTATGTGCATAGGAAGCGGTCTGGCAAGCGGTCTGGTAGGCGGCAGTGTTGTGGTCGCTTTAGTGAGATTTGTTTCAGGGAATTAAAATAAAAAATGAAAAACAATCCGGCATACAAGATGTTCAGAAAGGTAGCCGCTAATTATACAGTCGAACAGGCAGAGGATATGACCGTTAAGCAGATAAGGTCACTTCTAAAAGAGACTGAAAATTTAGGCGAT